ATCTTGTGCAATCTTTACAAATTGTATAAATTTATCCGTATCAACGTTTCCATTTAACGCTGTAAACTTTACTATATCTTGTCTTGTAACTAAAAGTGCTTCAGCCATTGTTTATGTTTTTGGTAAAAAGCCTTTATTCGGCATATCAATAGGACGTGTTGAAACTAAAGCAGGGTTTTTAATTACATATCCGTATTTTTCTGCTTTGTACCCTGCAATTTGTTTAGCTTTTGGCGAATTAATATCGATGTTTGTACCGCTAAAACTTACATAAACTTGCTTGTTCCAACGATGATGACAAGCGCCACCACCTTTATATAACCAAATTGAATATGTATCTGCTCCTTTCGGGCCCCAACCTTTGTTTACAACCTGTGTTTCCATTCTTAAAATATCTTCTTTTCTGTATATCTTATTTGCTCCAATCATTTGCGTACAAAACGGTCGTCGGTTTTTTGTTGTTTCGCCAACATATTTGTAACGTGTAAAAAATTTAAGTCCATCAATAACTTTGTCTTGTTCGCTTTTGCTATTTGGAAAAGCAACTCCTGAACTTACTAAATTTACAATTTTACTAAGCAAACTTTGTTTTACATCTTTACTTAATAATTCGTTTTCTTCTTCGTCAGTATCGTAATCAACTTCTTTTTCGTCAATTAATAACCATTCAGGGTTTACGTCTTCGCCTAAATCAATTAAAGGGTTTGTATGAGAACTTAATTCTGTTCCTGTTTCTTCAGCAACTTGTTCTTCGGTTTGCACGTTTTCCAAGTCTGTAAATTCTAAAGGTTGTAAAGTCTTAAAAAATAACTTTAAAGCAATTCCGTTGTATCCTAAGATGCTATCAAATGCGTCAAGCAACTCTTCTTGAATTGGTCTAATAACCATATTGTCAAAAAGTATTGAACTATTTTTTAACTCGTCTGCGTTTGAACTAAAGCCATTTGCCGAAGTAACACCAAATAATAAAGGCGATGTAACGTTATGCCCTAACATAATCTTTTTTAAACACTCTTCGCTTAAATAAGTGTAGTGTTCTGGAGCATCGTTTAAAGGAATATCTTCAACCGTTGTTTTGCTTTCTGCGTTGTTGTTAAACGCTACAATAACTTTTTGTCCCCTGCTTCCTGTAAGCTTGTCAAGCACCTTGTTAGAAATAATACTTTGTTGTTCGTCTGTTGGAACTCCGTTGTTAAAATTTACAACCTTAGTTCCCGAAAAACCGTTTTGCACTTCGTTAATTAAATAGTCGCCAATCTCTTCTTCGAGTAGTGCGTAACTTACTGCTCCTTGATAGTCAGGGTAAGCATAGTATTTCATTCCTACAGAATACGGCTTGCAAAATAATATTTCTACCTTTTCTTTACCATAACCAAAAGACGAATAAAGAACAGGCGCAAACTTTTTTGTATCGTCCCAATTATCTGAGTAGTAATAACCTGCTATATTTCCGTCTTTATCGCACTTTTGCGCTCTTAATAAATTAACTGGAATATGATAAACCTTTATAATTTTGTCGTGCTTGTCGTTGTAGTGAACTTGCATAGCAAATTGCCCAAATAACTTTTTGTCTAAAACCATTTTTCTAACATCTTCTTTGTTAAATAAAGACATCATTTGAGCGTACTCATTCGGCTTTTTATTTGCATCAATAGCCGAAAGCCCACGCCCGTAAATTAAACGTGCTACGTTGTTTATAATAGCGTTATTCGTTGTTGAATTAGAATACCTTTGAATTAAGAAATCAAAGTATTGTTCTCCGTCTTCAGTTAAAAAGTCTACCCAATTATTTAGGTTTGTTTCTGCAACTACTGGCGAAGTATAAGCCGACAAATTTAAAACGTGTAAATTATTCATAAACTATAAAATCATTTGTTGTGGTGTTACTTACATACTGCCCGTTATTTACGGTGTATGTAGATAGCGTTTGTGCGGTGCAAAATACTTTGTCTTTAAAAAGTGTTGTTGATCCGTTTTTTATTACTAAATTATAAAAGTGTCCTTCAACAAGTGCAAAGGTTGCTGTTATCGTGTTTATGTAGTCTCCAATAGTGCTGGAGCTTATTGTTACGTTTGCTGTTACGTTTGTTTGTTCGTCTGTTATTTGCATCAAAGTATAAGTATTTGAACGTGGTATAAAATTAAACGTCTGCGGACTTCCTGAAGGTGTTAATACTATCATATAGTTATAATTAAAAATTCGTGTTTTTGTTCCTTTTTTAAGACAAAAAAAAAGCCGAACTATTAAGAACGGCTTTAAAAATAATTTTTTTAATTTTAGTTAGGGTCAACTGTTGCTCCTGTGAAACAGCTACTAACCAATAAAGCATCTGTGTAAGGTGAAGTAACCGACAAATGATTTGCAGGAATTGCTTCTTGACCTACAAGTGTTATTGTGTAACCGTTTAAATCTCCCATTGCTGTACCATTTGAAACAAGTCCTGTAGTTACATCCATTCCGTGTTGTAAACCAGCTATAAAGAAATTGTTAGCGTTTGTCTTAATTACTACGTGTGGTCTTCCGTATGCAAGTAATTTCATTTGTTTTGTAGTTGTTGCATCTAAACCTTTGATTGTAGAAGTTAAAGTTTGCTCTACAAAAGTTGTTCCGTTTTCTCTTGAACTTGTAACTTTTTGTTCAAAAGAATTTGCGCCTTTCAAATCGTATTTAAAAAGTGTAAAAGCTCCTGCAATAGTATCAATTTCGTCTTCTAAATCTACTGCTGTATTAAAAGTAATTGTACCCATTGTATCGTAGTTAATAAAGTATATTGACTTTATACCGCCTACAAATTCTTTACAAACTTCAGCTCTACCGTGTGTTAATAAACAAGCCATTTCGTTTTTGTTTTATATGTTAGTAAATAAGCGCAGTTTCCTACGCTTTAAAATTAAACTCCGTAAGTTACTGCGTCTGAAGCAAAACCAATTTCAACTCCTGCGTTGTAACGTAAAATAATACGTACATTTGCGCTTCCGTCAATATCAGCCATATCAATTACTTTAACTACGTTCTGATCGTTGAGTAAACCGCAACCAAAATACAAGTTGTCTACCGTTGTTGCAATCATATTGTCTGCACCTAAACCGTTAGCCATAAAAATTGGAATACCTTCAAATGAAAGTGAACCGTTTGTGTACCATTGTGAACCTTGAGACAAAGTCCCCGCCGCTCCTAAACCATTAGCTCCAAAACCTCCTAATGCACGAACGTACAATTTGGCAATTTTTTGCGATACATAAATTCTTAAACCTTCGTTTCCGTAAAGTGACGCAGGAATTAAATCTACAAGCCTTGCAAGTTCTCCAACTACTAAAGCTGCTGTTAAACCCGCACCTACTAAAGGTGATGTTACAGCTGGTGCAGAACCATTTATTAACTTTTGTTTTAGTCCTAAATAAGAACCCGTTGTTGCTGTACCTGACCATATTGCAGTTTCTGTTGCCGATGCTACTTTTGATGCAACGTGTGCGATTAAGAAATCACTAAAAGTTTTAGGTAAAGTTTTGAACCCTGAATATCCCATTTCGGCTGTTTGCCAAGTTTGGAATAAGTCGCTTTTGCAAAGTTCAATATTAACTTGTAATTCTTTTGTTGTTAATACGCTTTCAGTAAGTGTTACTGTTCCTGTGTTTGTAAATGCACAAGAAGCATCTGTTACGATAGTTCCTGTTGCTACTTTTTCAATTACTTGTTTGTAAGCTACGTTTGGAAGTATTGTTACTCCGCCTTGCTCTAATGTTGGTGCGCTTAATAAAGCGGCTGCGATATACTTACCTGCGAACTCACCTGTGTAAGTAGTACCTGCTGTTACTGGATTTGGCATTTTTTAATTTTTTAAATTGTTTATACTTATTTGTTAATTTTTTCTAAAATTGAGTCCATCATTGTACGTGGTCTCTTTGAACCGTACTGGAAGTGTTCAACTTCATTCGTGTTTTCAGGGTTGTAAGTAATTGGTTTCACTTCGGTAAGTTCGGTCGCTTCGGTTGCAACTACTTCAACTTTTGTAAGTTCTTCAAGTTTACTTTTTAACTCTATATTTTCTTGTGTTAATTTTTCTATTTCTGCAAAGAACGTTTCTTTAACGTTGCTTTCAATCGTCTTTTTTACCGCTGGTGTTGCTTCCATTTTCTCTTCGTCTTTTTGGTAACCTGCTTCTTCTTCTTCGCTTTTTGCTTCTTCTTCTACAACTTCTTCATCAGCTTTTGCTTCTTTTACTTCTAAAATAATTCCTTCAACTTCAACTACTAAAATACGTCCGTCTTCTAATTCGTATTCACCGATTGGAACAGGTATTTTTTGTTCGTCTTCAGTTACAATAAAAACTTCTTTGTCAGTTTCAAAAGTGTCAGC